TGAGCAATTAGAGAATAACTCTAATAAATGGCATCAATCTTTTATAAATAAAAATATGCCTACTAATGCCGTGACTGGTAAACATTATAACAGCACGAATTTTTTTAATTTAAACTGGGTTGCAAATCAAAATAATTACAGTCAAAATATATGGGCGTCTTTTTTAGATTGGAAAAAAATAGGCGGTAAAATTTTAACTGGGGAAACGCATAAGGCTAAAGTTTTATATTACGGCTCATTTAAAAAAGAGAATGAAAAAACAAAAAAAGAGGATGTCATTCCATTTTTAAAAGCAACGCCAGTTTTTAACATTGCTCAAGTTGATTTGTCGGAATGTAAATTAAAATTTGATAATACTGACAATATAAACAAAGTTGTATCTATTCAAGAAATAGATAATTTTGTAAATGATACTGGGGTTGAAATCAAACATAGTAAGGACGGGCGTTGTTATTATGCAAAAACTACAGACTATATTCATATGACAAATAAAGAGAATTTTATTAAAACGTCATATGCTGATGAAACAAATAATTATTATTCTGTATTATTTCACGAATTAATACACTCAACGGGGCATAATCAAAGATTAGACCGCTTTAAAGATAATGACAAAAAATTTAAAGATAATGCTCAACAGTCATATGCCTTTGAGGAGTTAATTGCGGAATGCGGGTCAATAATGTTATGCCAAAAATTCAACTTAGAAAAAACAATTAGAGTTGACCACGCTTTATATATTAAAAGCTGGATATCAGCGTTAAAAAATGACGTTAAATTTTTAACATCATCATTAACACGTGCTTACAAAGCGACTGATTATTTACTTAAAAAAATAAAAAAAGTTGAATTAAAGGCGGTTGCTTAATATGGAATATAAACCGCAAAAAAGGCTCTTAGGCATTAATAACACCAAAATGCTTAAGAGCATTGAATTAGGTTATTTAACCGCAATTCTACATTTAGCCCCGCACAAGTTGAGCGGGGTTAATATATGCCCTAAAGCGTCTTTAGGCTGTGCAATGGCGTGTTTAAACACAAGTGGACGAGGTCGATTTGAATCTACTAAAAAAAGCCGTTTAAATAAAACTTATTACTTTTTAAAAGACCGCCAAAAATTTTTATTACAATTAGATAACGAGGTTAAAAACTTTAAAAAAAGAGCAATTAAAAAAGGTTTAAAACCCGCCGTGCGTTTAAATGGCACAAGCGATTTATTATTTGAGCGATACCCTATTAAAGACGGTAAAAATATTATGGAATTAAACCCAGATATTCAATTCTACGATTATACAAAAATTAAAAATAGATTGAGTAATAAGTTGCCTAGTAATTATCATTTAACATTTAGCAAGTCGGAAAGTAATGACAGCGATATAAAAGATTTATTAACAACAGCTTTTAATATAGCGGTTGTTTTTAAAGACAAGTTGCCTAAAAATTATTTAGGTCGCAATGTAGTAGACGGGGATATTAGCGATTTAAGGTTTTTAGAGCCTAAGGGCGTTATTGTAGGCTTAGCAACTAAGGGTAATGCAAAAACCGATAAAACGGGGTTTGTAGTAAATGTAAACTAAAACAAAGGAAAAAAATGACAACGGAAAAAATAGAAAAAATAATAAAAGAAATTGAAGTTTTAACTATTCAATCTTTTAATGAAAAATATCCTAGTTGGATATCAAATTCATTAACAACAGTTGAATTAATATTAAAAAAAACTTTAAAAGAAATGGAGATAAAAACAAAATGAAAGCGTATACACTTAAACAAATAAAAAAAGCGTGGAGTAATGCTTATAATGAGGATATAAAAACAGAATATAAAGGTTTTATAACTTTATTAAAAAAACAATTAACAAAGGTAAAAACAAAATGAGACAATTAACAAAAAAGCAAAAAAAAATATTAGATAATTATAAAAATATTTCTAGACTTGAGGAATTGCCAGACGGCGTTTTTAAGGAATTAGAAAAAATAAATAATACTGAAATACTTTGGAGTGAAACAAATCGGTATTTAAGCGATAATTATTTTAATAATTTATATAGTAAAAATAACAATGGAGTTTTATAAATGACTAAAAAAGCTATAGGGGCATATATTACAGTTTTTGATAATGACTATAAACGTAAATCAAATTATTACGCCAGTTTTGGCACGTTTAATGAAAAAACAAATACCGATAGTTATGGAGTGCCTGACCACGAAATATTTCATTATTTTGATTATGGTTTAAAAGAACTAAAACAATCTAAGGGCAAAAAAATTACCTATGATTTAGACTGTACACTTTTAAATTATGAAATTAGGTATAAAACAAAATGATTTACAACATATGTATAACAATTATTTTTATAATTTTATTAATAGTTGTATTAAAGAATTTTATTAAGGTTATTTATTTTACTAAAAATAATAATTTTGATAAAAATTACAAGGCTACCCGTGTTAATGCTAATAAATACAGTATTGATAAGTGGGTTAAATAAACAATAACAAAGGAAAAAAATGAAATTAACAACATTAGATATTTTAAATATATTGGACGCATTGGAAGAATGGAATTTTCTTATTGAGCCAAAAGAGTTAAAAGATAATGAAATTGGATTAAATGCGGATAGATATGAAAAACTGATAAAAAAACTAAAACAACAAATAATGAGGAAGTGGAAAAATGACTAGCACACAAAAAATAAATTTATTAAGTAGATTAAATAATTATAAAGATTATTTAATAGTTAATATGACTGATAACAAGGTCTACAATGACGTTTGGCAACAGTCGGACATTAATAGACTTAATAAAGATTTAAGACTTATAAAAAACTAATTAACAACAAAAAAGGAAAATAAAATATGAGCAATAGACAAGAAAAAACGGCTTATGAGTTTACGAACTATAAGCCTATAAGCGTACATAAAAAAGTTTACGATGAGTTAACCGACTTATCAAATAATATTTATGACGTGAAATTAAGTTATGCTAAGACAATAGAGCATTTAATTAATTATTATAAAAAAAATCAAATAAAAAGGTTGAAATAATATGGCAATTCATTCATCAATTAAAAGCTATTTAAATGAGGAGTGGCTTTTCGATTTAATAGACAAATGCCGTACTATTGCGTGGCAAAGTAAAGAGGTTGAATTTAGCAAAAATTATTTTAAAAAAATAAATGATAATGTTGAGTTATTGCCTATTGAATATGCCTTTGATTATAACAGAAAACCAGAATTTTTAAGACAAGTTAACAAGGTTTTAAGTTATAAATGCAATATTGATAAACCATTAACCAAAGATTGCGATAATTTATTAGTTAGTGATTGCGACGTTGAAATACATTTAAACAAAGATAAAATAGTTGATATTTTTATAGTTGCTTAAATTTTTTTAATATCGATTATTACTGAGGTCGGAATTAAAGTTGTATTGGCAATCTCATCAATTACGCCCGTTTTTTCATCCTTAAGGGCGTAATCGCCAAAGACCCTAGCAACGCCTTTATTATGGCTTAATAAATGCCCCTTTGTAGTGCATATTGGCAATTTTGCCGTCATTAAATCGTCTATTGATTGCCAAGCACTATCGCTAGTGATGTCATACCATTTTATCTCTACTAATGGGTATTTTTCTATTTCTTTTTTTGCTTTTTTATTTATTAATTTTCTTTTTATCATAAGTTTTTATTTCTACATTGCCCACGCTTGAATTGATATGATTGTTATGTACTTTATTAAATTGATTAATAAAGGTTTTCCAATCACTATTTTTCAATAATTGTTTCTGCTGTGATGTCGATGATTTGTTTATTTTCATTTATATTTTTTTCTAATTCCGACAATCTTTTTTCTAATTGCTCTCTATTCATTCCCTCAAGTCCGATATGATTAATTTCTTTTTTATCTACAAAAAAACCCGCCATTTGTCCCGCTCTAAATTCTGCATTAATTGCCGATGCAAGTTGATTTTTTTCTTCTGCTTTATTTCTTAAACGTTCAAATACTTTAAATGATTTTAATTTGTCTTTTTCATACTTGTTTAATTCCTGCGATAATCTTTTTTCTAAGTATCTACAAATATGAGGGTTAATTTCTGGGTTTGTTAATCTAGACGCTATTTCAAAAGGTTTTC